TTATGATTGCGAATGAATTCCGCTGCCCGTCCAGCGTCTTCGCCAGTTATGTTCCCGGCTTGAACTGCTTCATCAAGGGCTTTTTTTGCTAGAACTGGATCGGTTCGAGCGAGAGCTTGAGCTCGAACAAAAACCAATCCGGACTTAGCTTTGGTAGCGTAATCATCACGTTGTTCTTTAGACCCACCATGTAAGGCTTGAAGTTGATCGGCGGCAGATTCAGTCCCGGCGAGCTTCTGTTGATAAAGCCCATCGTCTTCTGGATTTGATGCAACTGCCTTTTGATCAGAATCTAATACAGCTTGTAGCGTGCCGATTTGATAACGCTTAAACTGTTCCCCTGCGTGAATACCGGCGCCGATCACCGCACGAGACTGGATGTTCCGAGATTCCTGGAGGTAAATTCGTTGAGCATATGGACTATCGAGATCGTTACCGATGCTTTCTCGGGTTTGATTTAATTGATCTTTATATCCTGGATAACCATCAACTGCGGTTTTACCTTCAAGCGAACGATATTTTACATCAAGATCGCCTACGCTATCGGTGAATTTCGCAACAGCATTCGCGGCCTTGGCCTGTTGGTCAAGTTCTTGCATCGCCAAGGCGCGAGAATAGAGTTCATTCCCGACTTGCTCAGAAGATTTGCCTAGTCGTTCGGTTGCTTCCGCAGTGGCACCGCCAAATGCAGCAAGTGGCGCGTTAACCGAAACCGAAGGCGTCGGAGAGAGGTTCGGCGATTGAGTCGGAACGCCTGTGTAGGGAACTTGCGATGCCATTAGTATAATCCACTTGCAACAGAAGCAGCACCACCTAAGGTTTGACCGCCACTACCACCAAACAAACCCATCTGCGAACCAGCGAGCCATTTACTTGCAACCGATCCAGCGCCACCGACAAGGCTTGAGGTTATATTTAATGGAGTCGCCTTGGTTACATTCTGTCCCGCGGCCAGATATGCACCAGCTTGAGATTTACTCGTCGCCGCCGAGGTTTCATAGTCATATGCGGTTTTGGTCGCGTTCATGCGGATAGTGTTGAGATCCATTGTCGAGACAGTATGTTGAGATTCCTGAACCGATTTCGCCGATCCAGAGTTCACATCCACACCGGAAGCACCTTGGCTAGCAACGATCTGACCTGCAGTAGCTCGGTCTTTAAGCCCAACTTTTTCAGCGGTGAGTTCGCCTTGCTGTGAAGCATAGTTTGCATTCTGTGTAGCAATCTGTGAATTAAGCGCCGCGATTCCCGCTTGGTAGTTATATTGCTGTGTCTGGACTTGGCCAGCTTCTTTCTGTCCAGCCGCGCCAAGAAGGGTTCCGAAGATACTCGCCCCAATTCCAGCCGCACCGAGCGCTCCAGGCACAGACATTATATTCTCCTAAATTCAAACTGTGTCAGAGACGTAAACTTGGCACCAAGATGGCGTAACCAATTCCGAGATTTCTCATCGAAACAATCGCCAAAGATGAAGGAATATTTAAGCATGACTATCTCAACGAAGCTTTTTGCATATCTGGCGATTAGGATTGAATGGCGTTTACCTTCATCGGTGGTTATCATCCAGATATAAGCGGAGTCAGAAACCAACGATCTCGGGGCGATACCGATGAAACATAGTGGTTGATTGTTAAACATCCCTACAATAATATCAGTAGATAGCACAACCGCTTCGGTAAGGTTTTTATCCACTGGCTGATTCACCATGGCGATAAATTGTTCCTTGGAGATCTGATAGATTTCTCCATTCATCGCCGATCCTCCGTAACAAACTCCGGAAACACACCTAGGATCGTGGCAGGATATGGCTGTGATTGTTGAATGCAATATTGCCCAGGGACGGTATAGGTCGGGTCGAGAAATGTCCTCGCATCGCCAGAGACTAAACCGGTTACGATTTGATTTGACTGACCAGTAAGTGCCGAGGAAACATTGCCAACGATTAGATCTTTCATAGGGACAAGAGTTGAGAAACTGCTACCGATCCAAAGCCCGAGAGTATCTTTAACACGAATATCGACAGATCGGATCTTTTTGACTTTGCCTTGGATGGATGGCTCGCCAATGTCGAGTGGAAGAGTTTGAAGCTGACAAGTAAAACCAAGACCGATTGTAACTGTCGTGTAGCCTGGAGCAACTGGTGGCGCAGGAAGGGTGAATATCCCGGTGACCGGCATGGCGAATGGAGCGATCACAGTGACGTTTCCAAGGGAATCGGTGGCGAGTCCAGTTACGGTTAGCCCAGCAAGTTGTTCTGCGCCGGTGAATGTAAGTTGAGCCGAACCAATGTATTGAAGTGCTGCATCCACACACCAAGCACTAGAGGTTCCATTCGAGAAAGATCGTTCCGCAAAACGTTCGATGTATTGGACCGTAGCGGAATTAACGGTTCGCTGGACAACGGTGTAAACCGCATCGACACCATTACCAGCGGGGAGGATCTCGGTCACGGAACAAATTGAGTTAAAGGTTCCTTGGGTGATGTAGTGGGACCAACCGATGAAGTCTTGTTCTTTTAAGAATGTAAGAGAAAGGATAACCCCATCACTACGAATCGCCTGGACAAGATAATATGGCGCTTCGGCATAGGCCCATTCATCAATGGTATAACCAAAGAATAAATGTGAGGCGATTACAGAAATGTCGGTTCCGGTAAAGACGTTGAAATAAATGTTGTATGCTGCGTCCCGAACCGCCGAGCCTTTTGCTTGAACATAGAGGATGTCATAGTTCGCCACAATCGGTGGAACATCACTGGCTCCGATATATGATTGTGGATTGGCTACCAAAGACGATGGAGTTATCGCCGATCCAGAGGTCCCTCCATTGGCGACCCATAGAGCCTTATCAGTGAAGATCACCATACCGGCAGCAGAGCCAACAACGGACTTGATCGAGTTCAAGGTTCCGGAGACTAAGGTTCCGGTTACTGCGTCCGAGGCTATGGTTGGATCAGAAATATTGAAGTTAAAATATTGCCCGGGTTGGGACATATAAAATGTCGCTGGTGCACCGACCTGGGCAGCCATAACCATACGCTCTTGAACAAATCCCGGAACGGTTGGATTTCCGTTTTCAGCAGATAACGTTGCAGTGGCAGTGGCAGCTCCAGATGAAAAAACTACTCCGGGCGCAGATAGCATACCACCACCTGGAAGGGTGACGATCACCGCGCCAACACCCCAAGTGACATCTAAAAAAGCCCCATTACCGGGCGGGTGAACCGCTGTTAATACCGCCGGAAGAGCTCCGGATGTAATAGAACCTGGATTTAAAATAGAATATGTTTGTGGGCGACCGTTACCATCAACAGTTAAAACTTCCGCAGTTACTCCATATCCAAAACTAAGTATATTGCCTGGGACATAACCACCTATCACTATGCCAGTATTATCAGCTACGGCGGTAATAACTTGCATTTCAGGAATGGCTATTGGAGCGATTGTAAATGATCCGGTAAATGAAATAGTAGGAATAACAGTATACACCCCGGGCGCAGTTACAGCAACACTAGCTACACCAGCACCTATGAATGGACTCTGGGGAATCGGCGGGGTTTGTGTAAAATCTGGGCCGATATTAGAGTCGATGAATGTGGTGCCTTTGCAAGTGCCAATGAAACCGAATTCAACCCCGGTCGGAACTGCACCAAATGCCGAAATGGTTGCTTCATAGATGTTATAGGCGACTGCACCTGGAGCCGCAGACCAAGCGATTTGATTTGAACCCGAAACTAACCGAAGACTCTGTGCGGTGAGTGTCCCAGGAGTCGACATCGTCGATTCTTGACCACTGGCGTCGATGGAGGTAACACCATAGGCATAGTTCCAACCCGAACCGGTAATGGTTGTGGTTATAGCAACATTAGTTGGTGCAGAGACGGTCGCACCAATTACAACCGGGACCAACGTCCAGTTGTTCGCGGAGACTAAAGTTAGCACTTGAGCCGGATGGTTCGGATGACAAAGAATCATCTGTCCAACAGACTGTGCGAATTTAATCAAATCTAAATTATCATTTGTTGTATATGGCGCTGGGATGGTATAGATCCGTGCGGCAGTTCCACCAGAGACATATGCGCCGAATGCTGTGGAATCGAGATTGGCCCCAGAGAGATAACCAATGGTGACTAAGTTTCCAGAGACGCCAAGAACCTCGAAATAACGATCGTTGAGTTGAGTCATACCAACAATGGAATTAACAAAGATCCAATCGCCAATAGTATAGTTATGCCCGGGGATGGTTAGCACCGCCGGATTTGCGTTGGTCGCCCCAGTGATTGCGAAGCTAGTTTCGGTGATTGGCAATCCGTCATAAATAAATCGCATGTATCCGCTGGAAGATCCATACGAACCGATTTCAATAACATAACCAGCGGATAGACTCGCTTGAAATGAAATAATCCGAACCGGATTCTGAGACTGATAGGCTTGAATTATGTATTTGGTTCCGGTGCGGGTGCTAGCGCCACCACGATAATCGACAAAGAAGTTCTGGAGCAAGGCCGCACCCGAGCGATACTTCTGCATATCGACGCGCGAGTAAAGGTTCGGCGACCATTCACCGGAATTAAATGAAGCTTGGACTGCTACTTCACTCATGGCTTATCCAAAATACGGCCACATACCGCCCCATTGAAGATCGGAATACGGACCGGAAGCTTGCATTGGGAAATCAATTCCACGAGTTCGAATCCAATCCGGTGTGACATCATTGATGGTTAAGCCTTCATTTCCATCAACTGCACGGGCTTCAGAGATCATAGCGTTGGCGGATTCAATCGCCATATTGGCGAGCTTTTTATCGCCGGTGAGTGGGATGGTAAGGGTTGCGCCAAGGATCTTAACAAATGCATCTTGGAATAGATCATCCATGATGTTGGGGTCAGTAATATCTTGGCAATAAACCAACGTGGCGAATTCTTGATTGCAGAGGATCACACGTTGAGGGGTGGCAACAGCCGCTTGAGTTAGATTGAAGGTTGCACCTGAACCAGAGCCAGTGGTTGAACCTTGGGCAATAGGATTGGATTGAACTGAAAAGTAACTTCCGCCAATGACTTCATCACCGCCGGGAATGATAGGGATGACAGAGACAGCGGAGATGACCCCACCAGGAGCCGTGGTTACTAGAAGTTGAACTGGGGCTCCGATCGGTGGAGAAGTATTTGGGCCGATTGGAAGGGTAATGATGTCGCCAACGGCATAGCCAGTCCCGCCCGAAGCAACAGCCGCAGAGTTAACCGCATAAAACGCATCGTTTTGAACTTTGAACTTAACCGGTGGACCTTGCCAAAAACTTGGGGCGCCTCCAGTTACTGCGGTGGTGATTGGGACTCCGCTAGCATATCCAGTTTGGGTCGCGGGAATTACCCAACAAGCACGAAGGCAATCGAAGGGATATTGATATTCGTATGCCCAAGGCGGGGAGGGAAGCCCCGGTTGCCAAAGAGATGTCGCGGCTGAAACGTTTTCGGGGGTGCCGAAGGTGGAAGTGATATAGATAAGGTTCGCGGTTTTTAATGCCGAATCCCACGGAGCCATCCGAAGAAGTTTACGCCGAATGTTATCGTAGACGAGGTTGGCTTGGATCGCTTCATTGGAGGAATTTGCAGCAAGTTCGCCGGTCGACACAGTTGTGCGCGTTCCGGGGACTTGAAGAGCGCGATTGACTATGTCGACCTTCTGGGTCATAGTATATGTCTCCAACGTTCACCAGATCTAATAAGTCCAATTGCACGGCGAGACACATTAAAGTTGTCTGCAATTTCTTGGCATGTATATCCCATATCAAGCATCTTTTTTATTTCAATTATATCATCGACACATAATTTTGATTGTCCATTACGTTCACCCTTATTTTCGCCATAACTGTCTCTACCCTTATTGATCATATCAATAACATTATCTTTATGAGTTCCTAAGAAAAGATGTTCTGGATTACAACAAGCTCTATTATCACATTTATGCAAAACACATAATCCTTTTGGTATAGATCCAATATTAAGTTCCCATACCAATCTATGAACACGTGTTGATTTACACTTATATGATATTTGACCATAACCATAAAAATCGGTCGTAGGAAATTCCCAGCATCCTTTTTCAGACACTATTAATTTCTCTGAGATTCTATCCACGACCGATCGATTCTTCATATATCACCTACGCCCCTGAGTTCCGCAATTACCAAGATTGGTCCCGCCAAGGCCCGGGCCTTTGGTTTGATTCTTCGGTCCAACCGGTGGCGAATATGGAAGCGGCTTGGGTTCGATTTTCCCACCATTGGTAGCGCGGGAACCCGAAGACTTTTCGGGGCCGAATTGCCCGAGGATGTCTTTGGTCATAGGCGTCGTCCTTCATCAGAGGGGAAAGCACGCTCGAAAGACTCAGGCTCCTTCATCTCGCGTTCATCTTTAGATGAAACTTCGGCCTTATGCTTGGTCTCAAGTTCCTTGGCCTCACGTTCGCGCTTGATCTTAAGATTCTTCTCCCCTGCGATTTTGTTAAGTTCCACAAGTTCGGCCAAGGCCGCAGCACGAAGCTGATTGGCTTCAGGGACGCCCTGCGAAGCGTGAACTACAGCAAGAAGCGGAGCTATATTTTGCCATTCCATAACACTCTCCTAATGTTTACCTTGCGAACCGCCCTTATGGGAAGTGCACGAAACCGGAGCCGGGGCGGTGAATCCTCGGCCGTTGACTAGGTCTTTAGTCGGGGGATGGGTGCGAACGATTTGCAGGCCGAGATTGGCGACTTTATCAACGGAGATTGAATGAGATCGCGGTTCGATCTTAGTCGATCCCATTCGTGAATTTCCACTTCCTTGTTTCATATTGGTTTCCTTTCAAGCTGTCGAGTATGGTCCCAACGGTTTTCGGGATCCTTCGCCATCTCACGCCGGACCTTTTCAAACGTTCCGCCATCGGAATGTTGTTCACTTAGCATCTGGCGAAGTCGGTCGTCACAGCGTTCAACTTCACGCATAACATAAGACGGGACCTCGAGTCCAAGTTCTTGATACATGTTTTTAACGTCGTGCATGTCATGCATATACATAACAAACCGACGCATCTTTTCGGGAACTTCGGACTCGGCATCGGCCATGTAAGTTAGGGCCTTACCAAGTTGCTCCCGAATGATTTTCATATCGGAAGCGATTCGTTCGAGATAGACTTCGGCGGGGAATTTTGGATCGCCCATTAGTTCTATGCCTTTATAGTTGTCACTTTCTTCCGTAAATCGTCACGGTCGCAGAGAAAGTCGAGCCTGTTGAAGGAATGATTTGAAATCCGGTGATTGCAGTCGTTCCGCCGGTCCAAGTGCCATTGCCAATGACATTGTAAGCCGCGCCAGATTTAATATCCCAACCCTGCCCCCAAAACCCATGTTCAGCAGCGCCGGACGGATTCCTAACCTTTATGCTCCTGTATGTATAAGGCGCTATAACGGTCGATCCTGAGGCGTTCCCACAATCGATATATGTGGTCGGGATCACACCTGTAGGACTTCCACTTAGGAAATAATTAACTAGGCCAAGATAACTCGATGTTTGATACGAGGAGTTTGAATATACCTGCAGTTCGCATATCGCAGTCACCGTCGAGCCGATAAACCCTTCGACGACGATCTCATATTCCGCTAGGTTGCCAGCGAAGTCGGCCGTGTCTTGGAATGATGCCTGAGACGAAACCGTTGTGGAACTGATCTTGCACCAAGTTCCAGTAGGAACATCAGCGCAGACCTGAGCGCGAAATGTTGGTGCGGCGGCGGCGCCAGACGCAGGTCCCCAGAATCCATAATTTGCTGTCTCAGTTGCCAGCCCAAGCGCGCATGTCCCGGAAGTCGTTATAACACAGCCCGTAGCTGTGAGGAACGAAGGAACTGTAATCGTGACGCTAGTAACGCCAGTAGTAGCGACAGGATAAGTTGCAAAGCCTCCGGTGGTATTGGCGGTTATCGCAAGGGCCGTGGCGACGCCGGTTCCGAGGCCACCAAGATTGGCGACTGGGTAGCCAGAAGTGATTACAGTGTAGGGAATGGTGGTGGCTGCAGAACAAGCAACACCACCACCATTGCAATAGACATATCCAGTTAGGCCAAATGATGGGACGCCTGAACCACCAGTAATGAGATTATTGACATAAGCAGTTGTGGCAATTCGATTGGATGAATCGGTAATAGGTGGAGTTGGTGCCGTGGTTGCTTGTTGCGCAACAGCAGGAATGGCCAAGCATAGGAATAGGGCGAGCCATCTAAACATTGCTATCTGTCACAGTTAGAGGATTGCCGGAGGCGGATACGGACAAGGCCTGCCAGGAACCTTGGCACTCCCCAGAGAATGTTCGGGAGCCTCCATTGGCGTAGATGCGGTATCCACCACCAAGAGCCGCAGTAGTTGGGGTAAGTGGTTGATTGGAAATGGTGCCAATCGAATTCAACGCCTGAACATTAACCGGGAATACAATGATATCGACGGTTCCAGGGTTATCGAATGTAATCATGGTTCTGGCCACGTTGACCGGAGCCACAACTTGCGGGGATGTGGTAAGATTATTGAATGCGTAAACCTTACCGCCGGAAGTCGGTCCGACTGATCCAGGTGAACCAACTCCGGCGATAATCATTAGACCCTCCGCTCATTTTGTTTAACAAGAGCGCCAATGGCTGAGACAAGATCGGAAAGACCAGGGATCTCAACCGGTTTGGTTTTGATCTCGGCCATTTCAATCTGGAACCGATCAATCAATGATTGCGAATGATCGACTCCAATCGATTCGGGTTTGTATCGCCAGATGTCTGCGAACCCAGCCGAAATGACTTTGGCTTCATCATCAATGGGAACCATATCAGGAGTGGGATCCCCGGTAAAGATGATGTCATGAGAATCGCCCTTGTCTTTATAACAGACAATGACTTCACCTTCTTCATTGCCTTGACCGCCCCATTTGTTTGTCCAACAGGATGGATCGTTGATGTCAAGGAGTCTAGGAACCGGGAACTTAATCCGGCGAGGCCGCCCGGTGTTCCGATCATTTTCAGTATATTCCCATTCCTCACCGGGGGTGTTGAGGTAATGGGAAGTCATTAGTTTCCAACGGGCCATGAGTTATTCCTCCGTCCATTCGATTGTGCCACCGAGAACAGCGGTTAGGGATGAAGCCGCCAAGTTTACACAGATCTGTTCGGTGGTATTGGGTGGGATGATTAGAGATTGATCATATAGACTGGTAACTGTCCCAAACTGCCAAACTAGCCGATCCATACCGATGGTGGTGGATGCAGTCGGAGAGACTACGATATTACCAACGCGGAAGATGGTAGCAGTTCCACCGATGGTAGGATTGCCACCAGTGGTATTGTAGGCGGTTACAACTGCGGTGGCCGCCGGATTAGACGACAGTAACGGATAGGCTACCGGACCATAAGTCGCGACAACAGCAGCGGTGCCGGTATCGAGAGTGGAGTTGTGATTAAGATAGATCGGAGCGGAACCCAAGGTGCCTGAACCAGAGAGTTCCACCCGTTGGATCTTGATAGTCTTGGAGGTCGAACCAGAGATACAGAAGAAGTCTGTGGTAGAGGCCGCGGGGATC